TAGACATTTCTAAGTAATCTTCAAAACGTAATCTTGTTTCAGATTCAGCTTTTAAGTACCATAAGAAACCTCCTTGACCAGACTCAGTAGCTACTTCAACCCATCCAATCTGAGCAGTGTCAGATCCGTTGATTGCGTACTTGTCTTTAATGATAATAGGAGAGTTAGAGTATTGAGTGAAAGAAGGTGTTACAGAAACTCTGTTAGCATCTCCAGTTCCTTTTCCATACTCAGATCCATATACAAAAATCTTAAGTGTTGGTCCACCAGTCACTAAATCTACTTCAGCAGCTCCTGCTCCAGTTCCATCTAAAGCTTCTTGCGAATAAGGCGCTACAGTTAATACACCTGCACCTAATACGCTACCAGGAGTAGCTCCAGAAGCAACAACGTAACAGTTTAATTCTGCTCCAGTTGCTGGATTCATAACTACGATTGTAGAACCAGGAGACACAACGTTTTCAACAAGAGTTGCACCAGACCCACCAATATTCTGAATAGTTAAAGTAGATACTTTTGCTCCTACTATACCTGTATTAGTTGCTATTACATTATCATAAGAGATGTGTAATCTATTTTGTTCAGACCATACTACTTGGTCAGAAGTCATTGGCATTTCAGCTCCTACCATTCTTAAGAAACCACCTAAGGTTCTATTTCCATAACGCTCTACTTCAGCTTCATAGATTTCTGGTAAGTACTGTTGTGCGAAGTCACTCGTTCCATCAGTAAAGTTTAAATAATTGCCTTCTAAGGCTTGTTTTTTTGGCGTTGGGATTAAACTTCCAAACACCGGGCTTACATTTGCCATAATTTTAATTTTTTTTAGTTAAATTTTTTTGTTTTAATTCTAAGTTTAGAAGAATCAGGGCCTGTTATTGACTTAACTTTTATTCCGTTTACGAATTCACCTGAGCCAGTTTGCCTAGGCTCTGTACTAGGGTTTTTAGAACTACTAACTATCTCTTTAGTAGCATCTGTTCTTCCTTGTTCATAAAAATGATTAATAATCTTGTCAGCATTTGAAGCAATGTAAATAGCTTTGTGATAACCTTTCGTGTCTTTTATATTACCGCTTTCGTCAAGAAACTTTCCTACGAAATTGTTAATGCTTGATTGGTTTTCTGCAACTTTGTTTGGATCTTGTAAACCATATCTAAACTTCTTCTTACCTACATTGAAGTCAAAACCTTTGAATTCATTAGTAAAGTAATCATTTGTTTTTGATTTAAAGTCCGAATGCTGTTGCTCAGCTATCTTCTGATCTTCTTGATATCGGTTGAAAAACTCTGTTGCTTTTTGTTGTTCCTGAGTAACGCCGGGTCTCAACTTGATTTCGTCGTAATATTTACTCTTGGTTTCTTCCAAAAAGCCTTTTGCTTTTGCAACTTCTTCTTTAAACGCAATTTTCTTTTTGCGTATATCTCTTTCCTCATCTATGTCTTCGTCATAGTCGTAGTCTTCTAATATTAGGCTAACGTCATCTGATTCTAAATAAGGTTTTGTTTGTTTGTAATATTCTTTTAATAGTGTTTTATCATCAACACTTGAGTAGTCTGCGTTTAATCTAACGTAGTCGCTAATTGTACCACCGGTTTCTTCCATAAAAGAAACTAGCTTTTCAATGTTTTCTGGTAATTTAGCACCTGTTTCTTCGTTGTTAGTTAAAGCGTTATCAAATTGTTCTTCTAAAACCTCTACTTCATCTTGAACTTCTTCATCCACAATTTCTATAATACCATCTTTTACAGTATCATCTGGTGTATCATTAACAACCACCACAGGCTCTCCAACTCCACTTTCTTCAACTTCTGGTATTACTACCTTAGCGACTTCTTCAGCTACTGGTTCTTTTACTTCATCTATGTTAACCTTTATAGGCTCGTTAGATTGATTGCCTAATTGCTTAGGACTTGTTTTCTTGGATTTGATTTTAAAATCCCCTTCTTGTTTTACTTCTGACATAATATAATATAATTAAATAATTGTTTATTAGCTAGGGCCGAACTCTTCTATTCCAAATCCACCTAACACATCATTACCTGATGATTCAAAGTTTTTAGGCAACCCTTCTGTTTGTCTTTGTTGTATCAACTCAGACTGTTGGGATCCCTGCATTTTTATTCTTTTATCTTTTCTATCTTCAATTTCTTTCTCTTTAGCTCCTTCTGCGTTTGCTCTTACTTGAGCTAGCTGCATATTGAAGTTAAATTCCTCAGCCATTAACTCTCTTTTTATTTGAGCTTCAGTTTGCATTCTTTGTATTTCAAACTGCGACTTAGCTTGTTCTATACTTACTTTTTCCTGAGTGAGTGCTTGTTGTTTCTGTACTTCAGCCATTGCTGCTTTTTCAGACGCTTCAGCATTTGCTTGGGCCTGTGCTTGAATATTAGCTTGTTGTTGTTCTTGCTCTCTTTTTATTTTCTGAGTCTGTCTAAGCTTTAAGAATTGATTGGCTAACTTTATGTTTTTTATTTGTCTAATATCGATAGCGTCGGATAAAGCTATTGCTTGTGTTTGTAAAGCTACTTGTATGTTCTGCTCTAACAAAGCTTTTTCTTCCTCTTCAGGTTCTAGCTCTAAGTAAATACCAAAGTCATGTAGCTGTAAGTTCATCAACTCTTCAAGAGTTTTTGTATTGAACGTGCTTATAGCATTTGTTAAAGCATTTTCTGTTAAAGGATTTTCAATAACATCAGCTACTTTCAAACTTATATTCTCGCAAGTTCTAACTGTTAAGTATAATAAAGAGTCTAACACGTGTTTAGTTGCAATGTTAGAAGCGTTAGCAGCCATCTTTTGTAAACCTACAAGTGAATCTTTAGCCGGTGTACTACCGTCTCTTGCTTCATTTAATCCGGTTACATCTCTTATCATTTGTAAATAATACTGGTATGTACCAATTAGACTTTGTATTTTTGCTTGACCACTTGAAGATGATAATTCCTGTACAGGCACTTTACCTCTATTTAATTCACCGTCTTGCGTAAGTGATCTACCTACAACAGAACCTGTTTGAAAGTACATGTTCAATGCTTCAGCTGGATTGTACGTTGTACCGTTGCCTAAATCAACTTCTGCTAACCCATCCATATCTAAGAATACACCATCTGGTACTATTCTAGACATCACTTGTTGTAATTTAAGATGTGTTATTTGGATCATATCAGCAAAGCTAGTAATTTTACTAACTATAGACTCTATACGTCCTTTATACATCCTAGGTGCAGATATACAGTAATTCATCATTACCTTTGTAGTATCAGCTGTTGGTCTAGTCATATTCTCAGCCAACTTCCACTCTAGCATTATATTTGTACCTAACACTTTAGCTCCAGTATATAAAACTTCTATTGTTCTAGATATTCTTTCAAAGTTATCATTAGCTGGAGGATTAAACGTGTCAGGCTTTTCTAATGTTTTCTCTAATCCTTGATCTGTTTTCTTTATTTTAAATACTTGGTCTGAATACGTTTTGTACTCAAAGTACAATACTTGTATTGTATTTTCATCATAATTACCCCAGTTAGTTACATACTGCGAATTGCCAGGCATATCTTGTATTTTTTCTAACTCTGAAGCTGATAATGATGGAAACTGTTTTTTTAGTTCAGCTAATGATATAGATTTTACTTCACCTACATAATATATATCCTCAAAGTTTGGATCCTCTGTATATGAATAAATCATATTAGCAGGGTCAACATAGTCAGTAACTATACCTTCAGATTTGTTAAACGAAGTTTTAACAGCTCCAATACCTATAGTGGTTAAATCGTGAGCTAATCTTTTCTTTGTTTCATTGTACTTATTAAACGAGAGGACATTATTTATAACTTCTTCTTCTGCAATCTCCACGTTTTGTTTATACGTCATTTGCATATGTATATCTAACTCTTCCTTACTTTGAGGTAGAGCTTGTAAGTCGCCTGTCATTGAAAAGTCCATACCTAGGTTTTGCTGTATATTTTGCAAAGCTTCTTTAGTATTCATATCTCTTTCAACAGCCGCAGCATAATCAGTTCTGCTTTTTACAGAAAATGGATCTTGAGCAAAAGCACTTATTTCATAAGTCTTATTAGACATTCCATTTACAACAATATCAACAAACTTTGATATAACTGGTATTGGTTTCCAGTCTAAATTAAGATAAGACAAATCACCGTTTATGGATAATTCATCTTTATACTTCTGTATTGATTGCTCACCTCTAGCGTATAAACGTAGTGAGTGAAAGCTATTCCAATTGTTCAAATATCTATTACCATTACCTCTTCCTTGATTGAACCATTCTTGTTCAATAGCTCTAGAGACTTGTAAGCCGTAATCGTAACTAGCTTTTACTTCGTCACTAACAACCTGGTTAGGGAAAGAACTATCGGTATTTGTTTGTATTTTCATTTATCTTAATATTTTAGACGTAGAACCTCTATTGTCATATCTTTTAATTCCTAAATCGTAAACCTTTTTTTGCACTG